CTTTCGAAAAACGCGGTTCACTCTCTATTTGCGATGAGAAAGAAAAAGAAGGCCGAAGATAATTATATTTTTGCATACTACCAGCAAATCAATAACGGGTCTATTACCGTTGGCCGGTGGATCAGGCTGATTTATGAGTATCTTGTCAACGGCATCGAGCAAAAGCTGTTCTTTTTCGACCAGAAGAAAGCAAACGCGGCTGTTGAGTGGTTTGAAAACCATTGTTTCCACACCGAAGGGCCGCTGGCTCCGGGTGCAATCAATCTGGAGCTGTGGCAAAAGGCGATGCTTTCTGCAATCTTTGGTATCGTGGACGCAGACGGTCACCGGCAGTTTCGTGAAGTCTTGCTTGTCGTTGCCAGGAAGAACGGCAAATCGTTAATGGCTTCTGGCATCGGCAATTATATGTGGCGCGTTGACGGCGGCTTCGGTGCAAAGGTTTTCTGTTGCGCGCCGAAGCTGGAGCAGGCCGATATTGTTTATAACAACATCTGGCAGATGCTTCTTTTAGACCCTGAGTATCAAGCGCTAAAGATTGAACTGGACGAACGCGACACCCACAATGTCAAGGTCAAAGACCAGTCTGCATTGCCGAAGCACCGGCAGTCTGATCTTGCAATCATCGCCACCAACAGCACGGTCAAAAAAATTGCTTTCTCCGCGAAAAAGTCTGATGGTTTCAACCCGTCCTTGGCGATCTGTGATGAAATCGCAGCTTGGGAGGGTGACAAGGGCCTCAAGCAATACGAGGTCATGAAGTCAGGCATGGGAGCGCGTCCCGAAGGTCTGTTGCTGTCCTGCACCACAAGCGGCTATGTAAACGACAGTATTTATGACGAGCTGGTCAAGCGTTCCACGCGCTTTCTGCTGGGTGACAGCCGGGAGCGCAAATTACTTCCATTCCTCTACATGATTGACGATATAGAGAAATGGAACGACATAAACGAGCTGCGGAAATCAAACCCCAATCTGGGCGTTTCGGTTTCCGTTGACTATATGCTGGAAGAAATCGCAATCGCAGAGGGCAGTCTGAGCAAGAAAGCCGAGTTTATAACGAAGTATTGCTGTCTGAAACAAAACAGCAGTCTTGCATGGCTACCCGCGCAGACAGTCGAAAAAGCCTGCGGAGATCCGTTGCGGCCCGAAGACTTCAAAGGCAGTTATTGCGTTGGCGGCATTGACCTGTCCCAGACGCGAGACTTGACCGCCGCGCTTGTTGTGATTGAAAAGGCCGGGGAGCTGTATGTGATTGCGCGGTTCTGGTTACCGTCAGAGAAGATTGACGAGGCAGAACAGCGGGACGGCGTACCATATCGGCTATACATCCAGCGCGGTTTGCTCTATCCGTCCGGGGACAACTTCGTTGATTATAACGATTGCTTCAACTGGTTCCGGGAACTGGTGGAGCAATACCAGATCCTGCCGTTGCAGACAGGTTACGACCGCTACAGCGCCGACTATTTAACACAGCAGATGAAGCAGTACGGTTTCCACATGGACGATGTTTTCCAAGGCGATAACTTGCACGGAGTAATCCAAGAAACGCAAGGACTTCTTGAGGACGGCAAAATCCATATCGGTGACAACGATCTGCTGAAAATGCATTTGCTGAATGCGGCGATAAAAATGAGCGTGGAGCGTGGGCGCGGTAAGCTTGTAAAGCTGACACCGCAACTTCATATAGACGGAGCTGCCGCCCTGCTCGATGCTATGACCGTGCGGCAGAAGTGGTACGGCGAAATCGGCGAACAGCTAAAAAACTGAGGTGATTCTGATGGGCCTTTTCGATTGGCTATTCAAAAACAAGCCCAAAGAGCGGGGCAAGTATGAGGGCGCGTTTCGGATGCTTAACGGCTACGAACCGCGCTTTACTAATTACACCGGCGAGATTTACGAATCCGAGCTGGTACGGGCCAGCATTAACGCCCTAGCAACGCACATTTCCAAACTGGATGTGAAGACCTTCGGCGCGGCAAAGCCTGCGTTGCAGAGAAAGCTTGCCAAAGGCCCGAACGAGTTTCAGACATGGACGCAGTTTCTGGCGCGGGCGGCAACAATCTTTTACAACAACAACACCTGTTTCTTCGTGCCTGTGTGGGATCAGTACGGTGAAATCAGCGGCATCTATACCCCGCTTCCGCACAAATGCGAGGTCGTGCAGTATAACAAGGTTCCCTATCTGCGCTATGAGTTTTCCCACGGAGAAAAGATGGCCGTGGAGCTGGAATACTGCGGCATCATGACACGGATGCAGTACCGCAATGATTTCTTCGGCGAAAGCAATCACGCGCTGCTCCCCACGATGGACTTGATCCACATGAATGATCAGGGAATCAAGGAGGGTGTGAAGTCAGCGGCCACTTATCGCTTTATGGCCCAGCTTTCCAACTTCAGCAAGCCAGAGGATCTGGCGAACGAACGCAAGCGGTTCACGAAAGAGAATCTTGCGAATGACGCTGACGGCGGCGGCCTGCTCCTGTTCCCCAACACCTATGCAAACATTCGGCAAATTGAATCCAAGCCGTTCACCGTTGATGCCGAGCAGATGAAAGAGATCCGCGACAGCGTCTTCGAGTACTTCGGCGTGAACGAGGATGTGCTTCAGAACAGGTTCAGCTCCGACACATGGGCGGCGTTTTACGAAGGCGCTATCGAGCCGTGGGCTATCCAGTTCTCCGAAGTGCTGACGAAGATGCTCTTCACTTTCCGCGAGCAGAGCCAGGGCAACTATGTCATGGCGACCGCAAACCGTATCGCGTACATGAGCAACGCCGACAAGCTGAATGTTTCCGCATCTATGGCAGACCGCGGTTTGATGACCCGCAACGAGATCCGCGAAATCTGGAACCTGCCGCCGCTCCCGGAGCCTTACGGCTCCCAGCTTCCTGCGCGTGGCGAATACTACAATGTTAACGAGGTGACTGATAATGGAAATCAAGACGATTCTGGCGAAGCTTGACGAGGGACGCCAGTACAGAGATATTGATGTCTCCAGCTTTGAACGCAGAGCCGAAGAAGACGGCGAAAAGACCGTGACCGGCTACGCCACTACATTCAACCAGCCTTATGAATTGTACCGCGATGCCTGGAACGGCAATGTGTACATCGTAAAGGAACAGGTTGACCCGGCTGCGTTTGAAGACACCGACATGAGCGATGTGATTATGCAGTACAACCACGAAGGCCGCGTCTTTGCCCGCGTTTCTAACGGGACGCTGGAACTTGACCCGGATGAGCATGGCCTGCATATCCGTGCAAATCTTGGCGGCACCGAAATCGGCAGGCAGCTCTTTGAAGAGATCGAGGGCGGCTATACCACCAAGATGTCCTTTGGCTTCCGCGTCAGCAAAGACAAGCGGGAGCAGACCGAGGAATACAACGAAGAAACCGGCACGACCACCGTCACGGTTCTTCGCACCATCCTTGGTTTTTCCAAACTGTATGATGTTAGCGCCGTTAGCCTCCCGGCCAATGACGCTACTTCTATTTCTGCGCGTAATTACGGCGAAGGAGTTATCGCCGAAATCAAGCAGGAGTTGCTTGCCCGTGAAGCGCGGGAGCGCCAGAAACGCAAGATCAGACTTTTAATGGAGGTTTCCTAATGGAACTGAAAGACATGACCATTGACCAGCTTCTGGAACGCCGCACCGCTATCGCCGGTGAGCTGGACGCGCCCGAAGCCGATCTGGACGCGCTTGAGAACGAAGTGCGTTCCATCAATGAGGAGATCGAGGCCCGCAAGGCCGCAGAAACCAAGCGCAACGATCTCCGCGCCGCTGTCGCTTCTGGTGACGGCGAAGTTACCAAAACTTTTGAGAAAGAGGAGAGAAAAGAAATGACCCTTGATGAGATCCGTTCCCTGCCTGAGTATGTTAAGGCATATGCTGAGTATGTGAAGACCGGCCGCGACACCGAGTGCCGCGCTATCCTGACCGACAACGCTGGCAACATCACCGGCAAGGACGGCCCCGTTCCCGTGCCTGTGCTTGTTGATGAAATCGTCCGCACCGCATGGGAGCGGGATGAAATCGCCCAGCGCCTGCGCAAGACTTACTTCCGTGGCAATCTGAAGGTGGCCTTTGAGCTGTCTGCCGACCCCGCCGTTGTTCACGCTGAGGGTGCTGCCGCTGTTGCCGAGGAGAATCTTCAGATCGGCATCATCAACATGGTTCCCCAGACCATCAAGAAGTTTGTCCGCATCTCTGACGAGGCCGTCACGATGGGCGGCGAAGCGTTCCTGCGCTATGTTTATGACGAACTTACCTACCAGATCATCCGCAAGGTCGTTGCGACCGCCGTTGCCGCCGTTGCTGGTGCTGGTGCTTCCAGCTCCGCGAACGCTATCGGTGTTCCCACTGTGACCGGCGCACCGTCCCTGACCATCATTGGCAATGCCTTTGCCAACCTGTCTGACGAGGCCACCAACAATGTAATCGTGATGAACAAGCTGACCTACGCCGAGTTTCTGACCGCGCAGGCGGCTGGCAGCTTCAACTTTGATCCGTTCATGGGCCTGCCTGTCCTGTTCAACAACAGCCTGCCCGCCTACTCTGCTGCCGCTTCTGGCGCTGTGTATGCGTTCGTTGGTGACCTGTCTGGTGTGCAGGCCAACTACCCGGAGGGTGACGGCGTGGCTATCAAGTATGACGATCTGAGCGAGGCAGAGGCCGATATGGTCAAGATCGTTGGCCGTCAGTATGTTGCCGTGGCTCTGACCGCTCCCGGCCGCTTCTGCAACATCGCCAAGGCGTAACCATGAAGGCGCGTCTGATTAAGGACGCAAGAATCCATCACAAGGCAGGAGATATTGTTGAGGTATCTCCTGCCGAGTTTAACTATCTTGCGTCTACGAACCAGGCCGTTCCTTATGAGGAAGAGCCTGTCGAAAAGCCCAAGAAAAGCAGAAAGAAAACCGAGGTGTAACAATGGACATTCTTTCCGCAGTCAAAATGGCTCTTCGTATTTCCACGAATGCCTTTGATATGCAGTTGCAAGATCTGGTTGAAGCGGCCAAGCTTGACTTGGGGATTGCCGGTGTTGTCCTGCCGTCCACGATGGACGCAATTGTGCGCACCGCAATCATCACCTATGTGCGGCTTCACTTCGGCCAGCCTGACGATTATGACCGGCTCAAGCGTTCGTATGATGAGCAGAAAGCCCAGCTTTCTACCGCAACGGGCTACACGACTTGGTGATTGCAATGGACAGAACAAATGTAATCACTTTGATCGGCAGCACCAGAGCGCAAAATGAATACGGGGTGTGGGTCGAAACGCCGACACGGCGCGATGTCTTCTGCCAGGTGGACAGCGTGACAAGGGCAGAGTTTTTTGACGGCGGCAGGAATGGACTAAACCCCGAATTTCGCATGACCATGTTCTTCGGCGATTACTGCGGCGAACGGGTGCTGGAGTACAACGGCAACACTTACGCCGTGTACCGCACCTACCAAGGCCGCAACGACACGGTGGAGCTGTATGTTGAGAGGAAGGGCGGCACAAATGGCAAGACGCAAAGTTGACCCACGAATCCGCGCTGTTCACAAAGCATCTGCCGACAGGTTTGGCGCGGCTATTGAGGCCATGCTGGAAGTGTACGGGCTGGAAGTGTATCAGAATGTCGAGGAGATAACCAAAGAATATGCGAAACAGGGCGTAAAGGAATTACGCTCCGCATCCGCTGACTTTGGCAGTAAGTACGCGGACGGATGGACGAGCCGTTTTGAAGGTGGCCGTGTTTCCACACAAGGCACGATCTACAACGGTGCTGTTCCCGGTCTGCCGCATCTTCTTGAACATGGCCATGTTACCAGAAACGGGACGGGCCGAACATTCCGCGACACTCCCGCACATGAACACATTGACCCGGTTGAAAAGAAGCTTGCACGAAGCTATTACGAAAACGTGGTGAAGAATCTATGACCTATCAAGAAATAAACCAAATGATTGCAAGCATCGGTCTTCCGTATGCTTATTACGAATTTCCTGACGGCACAGAACAATCGCCACCGTTCATCTGCTTCTATTTCACCGGCTCCAATGACCTTGCCGCCGATGATACCAACTATCAGCGGATCAGGCCGCTTGCCATTGAGCTGTACACCGACAACAAGGATTTTACCCTTGAAAACACCGTTGAGGCCGTGCTGAATCAGCACGGCTTTGTTTATGCGCGTGATGAAGCATACATCGACACCGAGCGCATGAACATGGTCACCTATACAATTGAAGTCATTATCACGGAGGTTAATGAAAATGGCTGATACCAACAAGATCAAATACGGCATCAAAAATGTCGTGTTTTTCCCGGCCACCATCGCCGCGAATAACTCCGCGACTTATGGTGAAGCTATCCCCGTTCCCGGTGCTGTCAGCCTGTCTATGGACGCACAGGGCGATTCCAACATCTTCTGGGCTGACAACATTGCCTACTATACCAGCGTTGCCAACAACGGCTACGAAGGCGATCTGGAAGTTGCCAAGATTCCTGACGATGTTCTGACCAGCATCTTCGGCTTTGTTGCCGACACAAACGGCGTGATGTATGAGCCGGTCAACGCGCCTGTCGTGCATTTCGCTATGGCTTTCCAGTTTGAGGGCGATGTCCACGCGAAGCGCCATGTGCTGTACAACTGCACCGCCACCCGCCCCGCCGTGGCTGGTTCCACCAAGACCGAGAGCATCGAGCCGCAGACCGAAAGCATGACCATCACCGCCACTTCCATCTATGTTGCGGCGATTGACAAAGAGGTCGCAAAGGCGAGCGTTACCCCGACCGAGGCAACGCAGTACGCTTCTTGGCTGACTACGGTCTACCAGCCAACCAACTGATCAGGCATAAGGAGGCAATATGTATAATCTGGTGAAAATCGGGGACAAGACCGTCCCCATGATGGCGATGGCATCCACGGATCTTTATTACAAGAATATCTTCCATGAAGACCCCATCAAACTCCAGCTGACGGCAGACGATGAGGCTGGTCTGATTAACTTCGTTATGAAGGTCGGTTTCGTCATGGCGAAGTTTGCCGAGCTGCACGACCGCAAGGAAATGAACAAGCTGAACGAGGACGCTTTCCTCGACTGGCTTGACCAGTTCGAGCGGTCTGATTATCTCAACGCGCTTGGTGATGTGCGCATGACCTACGAAGGGCAGAGCCTGACGGAGGCAGACGCAAAAAAAAAGGACGAAGCACCGAACGCCAACTAACCACAGCACTTTTCGCATTGAGGGCCGTTCAGATGGGCTTGACGCTGGATGATCTGGACGGCCTTGAATACGGCACCGTTATCGACATGATGACGGAGAGCGCAAATGACGATTATGATTATCAGCCTCTTGCAAATCAGGAGGATTTTGACCGCTTTTAACAGGTGGTGAACTATGGCAGGACGCATCGCTGGTATTACCATCGAAATCGGTGGTGATACTTCAAATCTACAAAAATCCCTTAAAGGCGTTGACAGCCAGCTCCGCAAGACACAGAGCAATCTGAAGGATGTCAACAAACTGCTGAAGCTTGACCCCGGCAACACGGAGCTGCTGACGCAGAAGCAGAAGAACCTTGAAAAAGCAATCGGCACAACGAAAGACCGCCTGCAAGAGCTGAAAAACGCGCAGTCTGGCGTTGCGCGTGGCTCTGAGGAGTGGGACGCGCTTCAGCGTGAAATCATCGCCACACAGCAGGATTTGCAGTCTCTGGAGAATGAGTACACCAGTTTCGGGAGCGTTGCCGCGCAGAAAGTCGCAGTTGCCGGGCAGTCTTTGCAGGACTTGGGCGGGAAAATCGAAGGCGTTGGGCAGAAGCTGAAACCGCTTTCCACCGCTGCCGCCGGTCTTTTAACCAGCCTCGCGGGACTTGGCTATTCTGCCATTACCAGCTCTGATGACCTAAACACCCTTGCAAAACAAACCGGGCTGTCTACTGCTGAAATTCAGAAGATGCAGTATGCGGCAGATATGATTGATGTTTCTTTCTCTGACATTGAGGGCGCGATCAAAAAGCTAAAACCGAAGCTGTCTGAGAACAACGCCACATTCCAAGAGTTGGGCATTTCCGTCACGGATGCTGACGGGAATCTGAGAAGCACAACCGAGGTTTTCTATGAAGCCGTGCAGGCTTTGAGCCAGATTGAGAACGAAACCGAACGCGATCAGGTGGCAATGGAGCTTTTCGGCAAATCTGCTGACAGTCTGGCCGGTATCATTGACGATGGCGGAGCGGCCCTGCGTCAGTATGGGCAGGAGGCCGAAGACCTTGGCTTGATCCTGGATCAGGACACGCTCGACAGCTTGAACACGCTGAATGACACCATCGACAAACTCAAAGCCAATTTCGGCGGCGCTTTTGCGAAGCTTGGCGCGACCATCGCCACACAATTCGGCCCGTATCTGGAAAAGGCGGCACAGTATGCGCAGCAGCTTGCCGACAAGATTTCCAATCTGTCCCCGGAGACTGTTTCGCTGATCGCTAAAATCGCTGGCGTTGTCGCTGTGCTATCACCGCTGACTATTGGTATCGGCAAAGTCGTTGGTGGCGTTGGCAAGGTGATGACCACCGTGCCGAAGGTCGTGGGGACTGTAAAAAAGATCGGTACTGCGGTCAAAGGCGTTGGCGCGTTGCTTTCGCCTCACGCTTTACTGATTGCGGCGATTGTTGCCGCTGTCGTTGCCGCCGGTATTTTGATCTACAAGAACTGGGACAAAATCAAGGCCGCTACACAGAAGATGGTGGCCGCTGTTAAAGCCGCTTGGGAGAATCTCAAAGCCGCTGTGGTCAACGCCGCCGCCGCTGTAAAGTCTGGCGTTATCAACGCATGGGAAACAATGAAAACCGGCGTTGTGAATGCGGTGAACAATGTTAAGACTGGCGTTGTCTCCGCGTGGAACAATGTCAAGACAGGCGTTACAACGGCAGTAAACAACATCAAGAACAGCGTTGTTTCTGTGTGGAACGGCATTAAATCTTCTGTTTCGTCTGTCGTGGCTGGCATTGTCAGCACGATTACATCCAAATTCAATGCGGCGAAAGCGACTGTAACAGGAATATTTAACACCATCCGTTCTTCTATCACGACTGCGATTAACGGCGCGAAATCTGCGGTTTCGTCTGCAATCGAAAAAATTAAGGGATTCTTCAACTTTAGCTTCAGTTGGCCGAATCTACCGCTGCCGCACTTCACGATTACGCCAGAAGGGTGGGTCGTTGGCGATCTGTTAAAGGGTAAGATTCCCAAACTGAGCGTATCGTGGTACAAGCGCGCATACGATGACCCCATGATGTTCACTCAGCCGACTGTCATGCAGACCCCGCAAGGGCTGAAGGGCTTCGGCGATGGCCACGGCGCTGAAATCGTTTTGGGTCTGAACAAGCTGCGCGAACTGGTCGCAACTACCGCCGGGGACAACATCGTAATCAATGTCTACCCGCCACAGGGAGCCAGCGTTGACCAGATCGCACGGGCTGTCGAGCAGAAGCTGACCGCCGCACAGCAAAGGAGGATGCGCGTTTATGCGTAATTACTTCACTTTCAACGGCGTTGACAGCCGAGACTATGGTATCTACATCTCCGGGACTGGCCGATTGACCATCCCGGAGAAAGTTTATAACTTCCAGAACATCGCAGGCAGAAACGGAGATTTGATTGTTGACGCTGCCGCCACGCTCCAGAACGATGTAATCACCTATCCTGCATTCATCAAGCCGTTCGACAACCGCGGCGTTCCTGTGAGCTATGCCGAAATGTTTGGCAAAATGCGGTCTTGGTTACTCAATGTCAAAGGCTATGCAGAGCTGCGCGATTCTTACGATTGCAAGCACTACCGGCTTGCCGCTTTTGCGGGGCCTCTTTCCCCGGAAACCACGCCGGTGCTTGACGCTGGGTCTTTTGACATTGAGTTTAACTGCAAGCCCCAACGCTACATCAACGATGACAGCGAACAGTATGTACTCACCGCAGGCGAATCTCTGACGGTCAAGGCTTGCCCGTTCTACCATGCCGAGCCGCTGATCAGGGTCAATCGCCCTGGCACATTTACTGTCGGCAATAACACTGTGACTGTCGCGGCTGGAAGCTATGCGTTCCCTATCTTCATCGACTGCCGTTTGCTTGAGTGCTACGACTACATTGGGGAAAGCGTTAACCGCTATGTGACCTTCAGCACATACAACTTCCCGGAGATTTCAAACGGCGTGGAGATTTCCAGCACGGATGTGCAGATTACAGTTACACCGAGGTGGTATGAACTGTGATTCCTATTCTTTACGACTTCGCCGAGACTGATTTCACATCACAGGGAGTTGGCCGCTTGAGCGACTGTATTTCCTGCACAGTGAAAGAAGTCATAAACGGCGAATATGAAATGGAGTTTCAATACCCTGTTTCCGGGTCGCTGTTCGACTATCTGGTGAACTTCGGCGGCATCGTCTGTGCAGAGCATGACCACAACGGCGATCTACAGCCTTTTGAAATCTACCGCTATTCCGCGCCGATTGACGGTATCGTGACCTTCAACGCGCTCCACATCAGTTACCGGCTTTCCAATGTGATTTTACGCGGCACGAAGACCGCGCCGTGGAGCGGGTACACGCCTGCGGAGGTATTTGAAAAGATACCAGACCATGCGCAGACAACTTGCGATTTCACATTCACGGATCTGAGCGGCTACACTCAAGAAAGCAACCAGTTTTCCGCGATTGGCCTTTTGTCGGTGCGTGACGCATTTCTGAACGGCTACCGCGTGGATGACCCGGAGACAGGCTCCGCAGCTTTGTATCAGGTTTTCCCCGGAGAATTTGAATGGGACAAGTTCAATGTCAAATACTACCGGCGGCGCGGAGGCAACAACGGTTTGCAGATCCGTTACGGTAAGAATTTGACAGAAATCACCCGTGAGCGCGACACCAGCGGCCTTGTTTCTGCGGTGTTTCCGTTCTGGATTGGCAAGGACGAGAACGATCAATCTATCATCGTGAACGGCCCTGTTGCAATGTCTCCGTATGTGGATACGCAGAATGTGCCGTGGACTTGCGCGAATGACGGAATGCAGATGCAGACCCCTGACGGGGAACTGTACTGGTTTGGGGCCGCAGACTTCCGCGCCACCGCAATCGACTTCTCCAGCGAATTTAGCGAACAACCGACACAAGCGCAGCTTAGACAGGCTGCGCTTGATTATATGTCAAAAAACAGCACCTGGCGGCCTTATGACAACATCACGGTGCGCTTCGTGGATCTTTACAACGCCAGCGAATACGAAGAGATCCGCAGCCTTGAAAAAGCAAAGCTTGGCGATTATGTGAGCGTGTATTACACGCGCTTGGGCGTTGTCGCTGAGAATGTCGAAATCGTCAGCGCCACATATGATGTTCTTGCAGATGCATTTGTCGAGATGGAACTGGGCCAGATCCAGACAACCTTTGCAGACGCTTTGCTTGAAACGATAGGGGGAATGAAACGATGAGAATTGACCAACTGCCAACGCTCCCGGAAGAAGCGTTGAGCGCGAATGTTCCTTGCACCTATAACGGGGCAGACTATCAGACCCCAATGACGGTTAACCAGTCTGGCCAGTTTTACCAGTCTGGTGAGCAGATCCGCGGGACTTTTTACGGCTCCGGGTTTGTTACTACGGACTCGCAACAGCTTACTGTGACGGTCTTCGTGCCGAAACTGTTCCAGCCGAGTGCGTCTATCGGTACGCCGTCTTCTATCCTCGTTTCCATGCGCACTGTCGGCGGCGGCTATGTAGGTACGGCAATCGGTACAGACATGACATCCATTTATTCGTCTTCTGTCTGCGCAGGCGCTGGGCTGACGGTCACGCTAATGTCATCCACCCCGTTTCAGTACGGCACCAGCGGGTCTTCCAGAGGGCAGATCCCCAATAACACTCCTGTTTGTGGCTACATTTATATAAACGCAACAGTAAATTGAGGTGAAACTTATGTGTGACAATAACCAGCAGGCAATTACCATGATCCGCGGCACATCTGCGGCGTTTGGTGTGGCGGTCACCGATGAGGACGGCAACGCCTACACGCTCCAGAGCGGGGAAACCTTGCGTTTCGGCATCAAGACCACGCCGAACGCGACCGAGTACATCTTGCAGAAAGATTTCACCGATACCGACACCGAGGGCAACTACACTTTCGCGATTGACCCGGCTGACACGGCGGCGCTTGACTTCGGCGCGTACTGGTACGACATCGGCTTGCAGAGCGGTGAAGATTACTGGAATGTGATTCCCGCTTCGGCATTCAACATCGCCTACAACATCACTGGTTTGGAGGCTGAATAATGAATCTTAACGGTACAATCAAAAAGACACAGGCGCTTACCGGGCGGCTTGTCAAGAGCAGCGGCGGCGGTGGTTCGGTGCAGGAAATCTACTGGGTACAGTACGGTGTTGGAACCGCTACCAATGCCGAAGTAAACGAGGCAGTTGCGGCGAACAAGCTCCCGATCTGCTATTTTGACAGTACGAACGCATATGGGCAGGCTACAAGAACGCTGTATTTCCTCGTTCGGCATACTCCTACTGAAGCGTTTTTTGCCACTGTCCTTCCTACTACGAAAATTATCGAAGTAAAACGTCTGTACGCAGATGCGTTTAACACAGAGATCATTCGATACGAGGGAAAATTGACTTGGGACACAACGCCGCGCTTCGGCAGCGTGAACCCGGTCACCAGCGGTGGTATCTATAACGCGATCCAGAACGCTACGGTCAGCGATGAGAGAATCGCCGAAGCTGTTGACGATTGGCTTTCCGTCCAAGCTCCGTCCATCGGCACACTGAGCTATGCGGCGAAACAGGCACTGCTTGCGTGTTTCCGTCATGTCGCATGGATTGACGATCAGGGGCAGAGCTATTATGACACGCTGGAAAGAGAATTGATATCAAGCGTAACAGTCGATTCTATCACCGCTGTGTTCACTCAGGGTTCTGCTATCATCTACGATATTGATTCGCTTGACACGCTCAAGCAGTATCTGGCGGTGACCGCGAACTACAGCGACAGCACCACGGCAACTGTGACGGATTACACTCTGTCTGGTACGCTGACCGCTGGGACAAGCACGATTACGGTGAGCTATGGTGGAAAGTCTGATACGTTTTCCGCATCTGTTACTGGAACTGTTGATGATGGTACATTCTCGTTTGCAGATGGCACAGCGGTAACGATTCTTAACGACCATGTTACTGTTGTTGTTGGGTCTAATGCAGGTGGAAGATTTATAAATCTGTCGCATCTTTCCAGCAACACATCCGACCCAACAAACTCAAGCAATGTGAACAATAAATCGACTACATTCATGACTATTGCGTCTGGTAAAACCGCAACCGCAATGATTAAGAATGTCGCATCTGACAACACGACATGGCGAGATATGTCCAGCACACAGGTCGATATTGCAATGAATCTTCGCAAACAAAATGCCACGACATCTATTATGTCTCCCGCTCCTGATGTTGTTCCTCGTGCATTTACTTCTTCTAACGGTACTCACATTGAAGCAAAACTCAATGATACGCAAACATATACTGCCAGCGCAAGCGTTGTTGCGAGTTGTCTCTTTGCATATATTGGGGGCAATTTCCCGAATGGAACAACGATAGAGTTTGATATCGCTGCCTCCGTTTCGTGAGGTGACAACAATGCAAAACATAAATGGTAATTACTTGTATTCTGCATTTGATGTCAATGGCGATAATATTCACCGGGCATTTGATGTAAACGGGAATGTAATTTGGAACGACTTCTTCTATGCCGTACATCTTGACATCGGCTCAAAATACATCTCTGCGGCAAGTATAAAATCCATCATTGATTCAATGGCAAGCGCATCAGAGAGAATATCAATCCTACAGTTGGATTTCTCAAAGAATCGCGGCTTTCGGCTTGCGCTGAATGACAGTACCGTAACAGCATCAGATGGAAACACATATGATTTGACTGACTGCTATGGTAACAGCAATTGGGATGACAAGGTAGACCCATCCAATAATTATTGGCTGACCGAAAGTGATATGACTGAGGTAGTCCAATATGCACACAGTAAAGGAATCGACATTTGCCCATGTTTCACAATGCCGGGGAATATGTTTGCCTTCATGAGAGCATTCCCTGATTTTTGGTATGCTTCAGATATTTGGGGACAGACAACGCTAAACTTCAAAAACCAAACAGCAGTCAATTTCATTGTTGCTGTTGTTCAAAAGTATGCACGATATTTCGCATCATTGGGGTGTAAATATTGGAATTTCGGGTGCGATGAAGTTGGGCAACAAAATGGAAATGGTTTTCAAACTCTGTATTCGTCTGGGCAGTTTGGCATTTTAACGAACTTCGTAAAAACAATTGCACAAACAGTTTCTGATGAAGGGCTTGCACCAAGAATGTGGAATGACTGCATTTTGTGGGCAGGAGATACAAGAGAGGAATACTCAATACCGAGGAGTATTCAAGTGTGTTATTGGACTATACTTCCAAGAACAAATATGCAACGCGCAGATGTGTTGGCTAACAATGGCTATAGCCTCATAAACTCACCAAACGGAATGTATTACTGCCCGGCGTCTTCTTACCCGCCGCTTTCGCAGGAGAAATTCAACAACTTCATCATCAATAGAACTACATTCCAAGACGGTTCTGTTGTTCCCGCTGCAATTGGGGCGATGTGGTGCATTTGGTTTCCGAATCCTGTTGGAATTACGGAAGCAGACGCAGTTTCAACTATCCAAACATATCTGTCATATTATGGAAATGCAATAAGGAGTTATGGGTGATGATAGAAACAGAAATTTACGCCAAGTGCCTATCTTTAGGCATGACAGCAGCTGGTGCGGCTGGGTGTACGGCTAACATCATGGCGGAATCCGCAGGCCGTCCGAACAACGTGGAAGACCGAAGCGGGATTGCTGATGAAACGTACACGGCGAACGTGGACAACCGAAGCTATGGCAACTTCACGGGGGACGCATACGGTTACGGCCTCTGCCAATGGACGAGCCGCGACCGCAAGAGAGCGTTGCTCGACTACGCGCAGGGCAAAGGCGTTTCCATCGGCGATGCGGCTATGCAGTTCCAGTTCATGGCGAGGGAGATGCGGTCAAGCTACACATACGTCTGGAACATCCTGACTCACACGGCAGACCCCTACGAAGCGGGGTATGTGATGTGTAAGTTCTACGAAATCCCCGCCGACACAGAGAGACAGGCTCAGTATCGTGGAAATCAAGCAAGAAACATTTATCAGCGTGGTTCTGGTACTACTCCTGTAATTCCTGACGATGGTTCAGATGAATATCCAGTCAAGGAAACGCAATGGCCTCCTCGCATGATTTGCAAGGGTATGGACGGCGCGGATGTGACCGTACTGCAAGCGCTTCTTGTTGCCCGCGGCTACGGCGTGAACGCTGTCAATGGCGTGTTTGACGATAGCACCGACAAAGCCACCCGGCGTTTTCAGTCTGACAGCGGCCTTGCGGTGGACGGCATTGCAGGCCCCAACACATGGACTGCGATTCTTCGGAGGTGAGAAAGCGTGAGCGACCCTGTTCTTATCGCCCTGATCACCGGCCTGTGCGCGGTGGTGGGGCAATGGCTGATTTCCAGATCCCAGAACGAAAAGCGGAAGGTTGACGATGCCATCCGGGACGCAAGGCTTGAAGACCGGCTGAAGTCAGTCGAGAAGAAGCTTGACGAACACAATGGTTACGCCTCCAGATTCGCCACGATCCAGACAGACATTGCAGTAATCAAAAACGACATCAAGAATTTATATAAGGCAAAGGAGTAAGCTATGACAAAAGATTTTTGGAAAGCTGCGCTGATCCGCGCCATTCGCACCATCTGTCAGACGGCGATTGCGACTATCGGCACCACCGCTCTGATCGAGGAAGTAAACTGGCTGTTGGTTCTGTCCTCTTCCGCGCTTGCCGGTCTGCTATCCGTTCTGAACAGCATTGCAACCGGCCTGCCCGAAGTAGAAGACTACGAAGCCAAGCACTAAAACGGCCCCGTGGGAACATCTCCCACGGGGCCATTTTTTATGCCTAAAACAGGATGCAACGGAGGATGCAATAGCATTCCTTTTTAATCCTTTTCTGGGTTTTGGAAGAAATAACGAAAAAGCCTCGAAAACATAGTGTTTTCAAGGCTTTCCCGTCCCTCGGTTTGGTGGAGATAAGCGGGATCGAACCGCTGACCTCTTGAATGCCATTCAAATAAAAGTGCTGATTTCATGCGGAAAATCGGCATTCAAGATGCAACGGGGATGCAATAGCTAAATCGCATCGGTTATTTTTCGCTTGTCTTCCAGCGTGGAATCTTCGTAGTACATCAGCATCTCCGCGCTGGCGTGGCCTATCAATTCCTGCTTGTCTTTCGCCGCACCTGGCACACGCTTCATCAGCGTTGCAAAGGTATGTCGGCACGAATGCGGGGTCAATCTGTGCCGTTTCTTGCCGCCGCCGACTTCGACTATCGGGTTTTCAATGCCGATTGCGTCCAGAGCGGCGTAAAACGCTTCTGTGAAGTCTTTCAAGCCATACTGGTTCCCTTTATCGTCCGGGAACAGATACCCGCCAGAGGCCGCAGAATCGCTCACAAAGGCTTTGATTTTGGGAGATACTGTCACTACCCTGTTAGTCCCCGCTTTCGTCTTGCCGCCTCCTACGATGCAGTTGCGCTTGCTGTCGTAGCTGTCAGCGGTCAAGGCCAGAAACTCCGAAGGACGGAAGCCCGTGTAAATCAAACAATAGATGTCTGTTGCGTGTGGTACTTTGCCACACGCTTTTTTTATTTTCTCGATCTCGACATCGGTGAACGCTTCGCGGTGCGTGGCAGCTTCGCCGTCAACCAGCAGGAACGGGGCCAGATTGAGATTATCGGGAATCGTTTTGCGCGGGATGCCGTACTTGTAGACCAGACCGCATACGGCCCTCATATTCTCCTTGGTGCGCTTTCCGTGCGGGCAGGCATCAATGCATTCTTGCAGATCGTCAACATCAATATCGGCCATTCTGAGGCCCCACACGGGTTCAAAATACTTCACAGCCGCTTTGTAGCAGTCAATCGTTGATTTCCCGGCCCGGTGCGTTGGGAGCCAAAGGTCATACAACTCTTTGAAAGTAATTGTTTTCTTCGCCTGTTTCTGCGGCGCTGCAAGCAAACCGGGGATAGCGTTGACGGCATCTTTCCTGCGGTCGAATGTCTTGCACCGAGTATGCCGCCGCCGCTTGCCGTCTGGCGTGGTGAAATAATTTACAACGACAACCGCTTTGTATCGTCCATTCGGCAACGCTATTATCGTTCCCTGACCGTTTCCACGCTTGCGGTGTGTGACTGTTTTCTCCTGCTTCTTGCCGCACCAAGGACAGTACACCGCGCCGTCAGGCAAGGAACCGTTGCATTTTTTGCAAGTGTTCATGGTTTATCCCTCCCCGGCGTTATCAAACCTTGCAAGCAAAGTCTTGATAGCGGTCTTAATGTCATCGTCTGCGTTGCGATAGCAGTAAATCAAACGCATTTCCTCGTCAGATAGGTCAATAGTTTCCGGGTTAATTGTTATTTCGCCACCCGTTTGCAAGAGTAAATCGCCCAATGATAAATACATTGTCTGCGCTAACTTTTTGTATGTTGCTGTATCTGGATTGAATGGCTCACCCTTGCTATTATATCCTCTTTCAATGTTTGAAATCGTCTGATTGCTGACACCTACAAGTTCGGCGAATGCTCTCTGCGACATACCCAGCCGTTCACGATAATCCTTTACCATCTTACCGAGTTCCATGTTATCGCCTCCTTTGTAAATAAAATTTTACAATAGTTACAAAAGAAAGTCAATGGGAAATTCGTCAATTTTTGTTGACAATGAGAATATGCGGTGATATATTTAGATTGCCCATTAAAATTGACATAACGGAGGTGATAAGGTGCTTAAGAACAGGCTTAAAGAGTTCCGCGAATCCAAGGGCATGACGCAGGAACAGCTTGCAGAAGCGGCAGGACTATCCCGGCAGACGATTTCCAAGATTGAGAACAACGAGGAAGTCAGCGTCAATGTTAAGACCA